CCCCGGCCTCCCTGACCTATGAGGAATGGACGATGGTGGGCATGGCGTTGAAGGATTCCGGCCTGCCCGTCACCGTCTGGGAAGCATGGAGCGCCCGGGACGGGGGCCGTTACCACAAGGGCGAGTGTGCCAAAAAGTGGGAGAGTTTCCACGGCAGCACAAAGCCTGTCACCGAGAGCAGCATTTTCCAGCTGGCCTACAGCCACGGATGGAGCGGCCCCGCGGGCCACGCGCTGGACTGGGGCGACGAGCTCTCTGCCGGGCCCGGTGCCCAGACCGAGGGCCGCGTGGTAGATCCCCGGTGGGTGGAAGCCCACGAGCTGGATCTGCCCGCAGAGTGGCACCCGGCAGAGCAGATCAAGCGCTACCTGCAAGCCCTGTTTGAGCCGGAGGAATACGTTGCCTACGTCACCGAGAGCTACCGGAAGGAGGACGGGCGCTTTGCCCCCAACGGCTGCTCCTGTCAGCTGACCGCCGGGCAGCTCATCATGGAGCTGGACCATTACGGCGATGATATCGGTGCTGCCCTTGGCGACTACAACCCCGAAGCCGGTGCGTGGATCTGCTTCAACCCCATGGACGGCGGAGGCCGCCGCAACGAGAACGTGACCGACTTCCGCTACGCCCTCGTGGAGTGCGACAACATGGAGCTGGGCAGGCAGCAGGCCATCATCCGGCAGCTGGAACTGCCCTGTGCCGCGCTGGTCTACTCCGGCGGCAAGAGCGTCCACGCCATCGTCAGGGTGGATGCCCCGGACTATGCCGAGTACCGCAGGCGGGTGGATTATCTCTACGCCGCCTGCCAGAAAAACGGCCTGACCATCGACCAACAGAACCGCAACCCTTCCCGCCTTTCCCGGATGCCCGGCATCCTGCGCGGTGACAAACGGCAGACCCTGCTGGAGACCAACATCGGGAAATCCTGCTGGGACGAGTGGCGCGACTGGCTGGAAGCGGAGACCGACGAGCTGCCCGAGACCGAGAGTCTGGCCGACGACTGGGAGAGCCTGCCTCCGCTGGCCGATGCCCTCATCACCGGGGTGCTGCGCAAGGGCCACAAGATGCTGCTGGCGGGCCCCAGCAAGGCGGGCAAGAGCTTTGCCCTCATCGAGCTATGCATCGCTATCGCCGAAGGCACGCCCTGGCTGGGCCGGTTCTCCTGCGCACAGGGCAAGGTGCTGTACATCAATCTGGAGCTGGACCGGGCCTCCTGCCTGCACCGCTTCAAGGACGTGTACACTGCCCTCGGCCTGCCCCCGCAGAACCTGCGGAACATCGACATCTGGAATCTGCGCGGCGCGTCCGTGCCCATGGACAAGCTGGCCCCAAAGCTCATCCGCCGGGCCCAGAAAAAAAGCTACACCGCCGTGATCCTCGACCCTATTTATAAGGTCATCACCGGCGACGAGAACTCTGCCGACCAGATGGCAAAGTTCTGCAACCAGTTCGACCTTGTGTGCCGTGCGCTGGACTGCGCCGTAATCTACTGCCATCACCACAGCAAAGGTGCGCAGGGCGGCAAGCGCAGCATAGACCGTGCATCCGGCTCCGGCGTGTTCGCCCGCGACCCGGATGCCATGCTGGACATGACCGAGCTCACCCCCACCGATGCCATCCGGGAACAGCTCCACAACAAAGCCGCCTGCCGGGTCATCAAGGCCATGCTGGATAAGCGCGGCCATGCCGACGCCTACGGCCCGGACGATACCCTGAGCCGCAGCCGGATGCTGACCATTGCCAAAGAACACCTTGGCATGGCCGACCTGCGGGCCATCGATGCCGAAGTGGCCGCCGCCCAGAAGCAGGCCGACGGCATGACCGCATGGCGCATCGAGGGCACCCTGCGTGAGTTCGCCCGCTTCGACCCGGTGAACCTCTGGTTCGACTACCCCGTGCACAAGCCGGACACCGGCCTGCTGGAGGACCTGCAGCCGGACAGCGATTTCAAAACGCTGGGCAGCCGCGGTGCCGCCAAGCGCTGGGGCGATAAAGGCAAGGTGACCAAGGACAAAAAGGCCGAACTGGACACCGCCTTTGAAGCCTGCATGATGGACGGCGAAGTTACCGTCTATGCGCTGGCTGAATACATGGATCTGAAGCCCCGCACCATCAAGACGCGGCTGAAAGATGACGGACGTTTCTGGATCGATGGCGAGAAAGTGGGCCGCAAGGAGCCCGGCAGCGCAGGTTAAACAATCCGTAATAAGTCAGATTACAATTTGTTGTAAAAATGCAGAAATAGCCGCTATTTTGCACGACACGAAAAACTGCAATTTTGCAGTTATAGCCGCTATGACTGCAGATTTTGCAGTGCAAAATAGCCTATATATAATAGCTAAAACTGCAACTGCAATTGTGATGGGGTCTCCCGAAGGATGGGGCGACCACAGCCCCCATCCATTCGGGGAACCCTCCCCATCACGTTGGCGAACCCTGAGAAAAAAGAAAAACGAGGTGAACCCCATGTACATGCAATTCTTTCTCCCCATGCAGCCGCCCACCACCACCCACAACGCAAAGCAGCTGCACGCCTACATGAAGGGCGGGCAGCCGCACGCGGTGCTCCACGACAGCCCGGAACTAAAACAGACCCGTGCCAAGCTCCACGCCCATCTGGCACCCCACGCGCCGGAAAAACCCATCCCCGCAGGCCGTCCGGTGCGTCTGCTGGTCAAGTGGTGCTTCCCTGCCGAAGGCCGCAAAAACGGCAGCTGGCGCACCGCAAAGCCGGACACCGACAATCTGGAAAAGGCCCTCAAGGACGAAATGACCCGCCTGCACTTCTGGGCCGATGACGCGCAGGTGTGCAGCGAGATCGTGGAAAAATTCTGGTCGGACCCCTGCGGCGTGTTCGTCCGGGTGGAGGAACTGTAATGACCTACGAAGAGAAAAAGGCATGGCTCTGGCGGTACCGGACAGCCAAGCGGTTCGAGCTGCTCAAACTGGACGAGCTGGCCACGCTGCAGACCGACGCCACCCACACCACCCAGCGCTTTTCTCCTGTGCCGGGCGGCAGCGGCGACGGACAGGCTCTGCCCCGCAGTGTGGAGCGCATCGACGAAGCCCGCCGGGCCGCTGAGGCGCAGTCTGCCGTGTGCGACGCCATCCGGGCAGAGATCATGGAGGTGTTCCGCCAGCTGGACGATGAGGTGGATTTCATGATCCTGTTCCGGCGGTACATCCTGCTGGAGGACTGGCCGGACATCGCGGTCATCGTCCGCATTTCCCGCAGCCAGATGTTCCAGCGCCACAGCGCGGCCATCAAAAGACTGGAGATCAAAAGTCCGGACTGAACCGGAGCGAACCGGACTTGATAATACTGTCAACCCCTGCTAAAATTTAAAATGCCGAAGCCCGCAGGAAAGGTCTACTCCCTTCATTCCTGCGGGCTTTGTGCTGCCCGGCTGACACAGAGGATCACCTTTCCCGACCAACAGCCTGAATGCACCAGCCGGGCGTTTTTTGAATATTCCAAGCCGTCCATCCGGGCGGCTTTTTGATTTTACGGCAAGAGAGGTGGTGAGGATGACCGACAAGCAGGCGCGGTTCTGTGAAGAGTATATGATCGACCTGAACGCGACCCAGGCGGCCATCCGCGCCGGATACAGTCCCAAAACAGCCCAAGAGCAGAGTGCTCGCCTGTTATCAAATGTTATGGTTCAAAATCGTCTTGCCCAGCTGCAGGCCGAGCAGAGCCGTCGGACCGGCGTATCTGCTGATCGTGTCGTGCGGGAACTTGCCAAGATTGCTTTTGCAAACGCCAGCGACCTGATCGACCCGGAGACAGCTTCCGTGAAGCTGGATGCTTCCCGGGATGATCTGGCCGCGATCCAGTCCATCAAGGTCAAAAGCTTTGGCGAAGATGGTTTGGAACACGAGGTCAAGCTTGCAGACAAGCTCCGGGCCCTTGACCTGTTGGGCAAGCATCTGGGTATGTACAAAGACGCATCCGAAAAAGAAAATGCCGCTGCTCAAAATAACGACATGCAGACCCTTGCTGATCTGCTGCAGCACCCCGTTCCAGACCGTGACATCAAGGACTTTGAAGAATGAACATCCCCGCACCATTTTCTGAAAACCAGATGCGTTTCTTCTGGGGCTGCTTTGACCACTGGTTCAACGTTGCAGAGGGCGGTAAACGTGGTGGTAAGAACGTGCTTATCACGATGGCGTATTGCACCATTCTTGAAAAGCATCCGAGCCGCATCCACTTGATCGCGGGCGTATCCACTGCGACGGCCCGGCTGAACATTCTGGACTGTGACGGCTTCGGACTGAAAAACTATTTTGAGGGCCGCTGCCGTGAGGGCACCTACCAGAACCGCGACTGTCTGTACATCCAGACTGCCACCGGCGAAAAGGTGGTGCTGGTGTCTGGTGGTGGCAAAGCCGGTGACGAAAAGCTGATCAAGGGCAACACCTACGGCACCGCGTACATCACCGAAGCCAATGAATGCAGCGAAACTTTCATCAAGGAAGTATTCGACCGTACCCTGTCCAGCCCGGACAGAAAGGTGTTTCACGACCTGAATCCCAAGGCGGAGGGCCACTGGTACTACGAAAACATCCTGAATCTGCACGAAAAGAAGCAGACGGAGAACCCAAAATACGGCTTTAACTACGGACATTTCACCATTGCCGATAATATGAGCATCTCAGATGAGCAGCTCCGGGCCGTGCTTGCAACCTACGACCGCAGCACGGTCTGGTATGCCCGTGACATCCTTGGCAAAAGGAAAGCTGCCGAGGGCCTTGTGTACCCCTTTTTTTCCGCAGGACAGGACACCTACCTCTTTCACGGTGATGCTTCCCACATCGACGGGCAGTTTTATGTGTCTATCGACTACGGCACCCACAACCCCTGCAGCATGGGCTTGTGGGTCATTCATGATGGCAAGGCCCTGCGCCTGAAGGAAAGCTATTTCGACAGCCGCGCCGAGCGTGTGCAGCGCACGGACGAAGAACACTATGCCGAGCTGGAACGCCTGACCAAGGGCCATTACATTCAGGCGGTGGTGGTTGATCCGTCCGCTGCTTCCTTCATCGAGACCATCCGGCGGCACGGCAAGTATCTGGTGATCCCTGCAGACAACGACGTTCTGAACGGCATCCGCTGCGTGGCATCCCTGATGCAGGCCGGGCTTGTGACCATCCACGAGAGCTGCACGGCATCCCGCCGGGAGTTCGGCCTGTACTCGTGGGACGACAAAGCCAAAGAGGACCGCGTCGTGAAGGAGAATGACCACGCCATGGATGACATCCGCTATTTCTGCTATACGATACTGGCCCCGCTGATCCGCTGGGCAGATTGGAGACGAAAGTAATGTTTGATAGACTGCTTTTCTGGCTGCGGGAGAAAGCGCGGCTGCTGTTCGGTGAAAATACCACCGTCAGCGCAAGCGTGTCCTACAGCATGGAGAATGCAATCATCCTGTGGGCGCAGATGTACGATACCGGCGGGCCGTGGTGCCACGGCGGCAAGAACGCCCTGCACAGCCTGAAGCTGGCCCAGAGTGTTGCATCGGAGCTGGCCCGTCTGACCACGCTGGAAATGGAGTGTCTTGTTTCCGGCAGCGCCCGCGCCGACAGCATCAACACCATGCTGCAGCCTTTCATTGCAGATCTGCGCACCCCGGTGGAATATGGCTGTGCGCTGGGCGGCATCCTGTTCCGGCCTTTCCTCGATGCAGAGGGACGCATCCAGATCGATGCTGTGCAGGGGGATTGCTTCTGCCCTACCCGCTTTGACAGCTCTGGCCGCATGACCGGGGCTATTTTTTATGACCATCTGGTGCGCGGCAACCGCATTTACACTCGTCTTGAAGATCACGAGTTTTCCGGCAGCACGTACAGCATCACGGTCAAGGCATTCCGTTCCATGACCAGTGCAGACCTCGGCATTGAAGTCCCGCTGACCGATGTGCCGGAGTGGGCCGCGATCTCCCCGCACACTGAGTTTTCCGGCGTAGACCGCCCGCTCTGGGGCTATTTCAGGGTATCTGGCGGCAACTCTTCCGACCGGCATTCTCCGCTGGGTGTGAGCGTCTATGCGGCTGCTGTCGAGACGATCCGGGACGTTGACGAGCAATATGGACGCCTGCTGTGGGAGTACGACGGCAGATCGGAAGAGCGTCGTG